CCAGTAACCAAGAAAGAAGAGGAATAATCTCATGGCTGTATTTCTAAATAACAATGTGGGCGTGAAGATTAACTCTGTTGATCTTTCAGACCATGTAACGGCAGTAACAATTAACCGCGTATTTGATGAACTCGAAGTAACTGCAATGGGTGACTCAGCACACAAGTTCGTAAAGGGCTTAGAATCATCAACAGTAACAATCGATTTTCTAAATGACACAGCAGCAACAAATGTATTGGCAACACTACAAGCTGCATGGGGAACAACTGTCACAGCAGTATTCCTACAGACAAAGGGAACAGCAGTCTCAGCGACTAACCCTCTATACACAGTCTCATTGCTAGTCAATAACACAACAGACATCAATGGTGCTGTTGGTGACATTGGCACACAGTCAATTACATTTACTGCTAACTCAACAGTGGCAGTAGCAACTTCAGGCACATTCTAAACAATTAAACAAAGGGGCAAACCATGGCAAAACTAAAGATAGTTCGTACAGATGGAAGCGTGCTAGAAGGCGAGATCACTCCAGCAGTGGAGTACGCATTTGAGCAATACGCTAAAAAGGGTTTTCACAAGGCTTTCCGCGATGAGGAAAAGCAGTCGGATGTCTATTGGTTAGCATGGGAAGTCACTCGCAGGTCAGGTGAAACTGTTAAGCCTTTTGGTATGGATTTCATTGAGACACTACAAAGTGTTGAGGTGCTTGATTCAGACCCTTTAGCTTAAAGCGCGATCTTCCATTCACCTACTTAATTGCTAGGCTAAGCATTAGGTTGGGAATCGCGCCACAGCATTTGTTAGAACTAGATAAGACCATGCTTGATGCACTTGTGCAAGGTCTCAAAGATGAAGCAAAGGAGTCAGACGATGCGAGTAAAAGTAGAAGGCGTTAAGCAAACTCGCAAGGCCATCCGACAGTTTGCTCCAGACCTCAACAAAGAATTAAATACAGAACTAAGAATTGCTTTAGCTCCCATTGCTAAGAAGGCTAAAGGTTTTGTGCCTTCTGATTCTCCTATGTCTGGTTGGGCTGGTCGTTCATTCTCAGAGGCTAAGTTTCCAATGTTCAACGCTAGGACTATTCGCTCTGGCATTGGCTTTACTACTAAGCAGGGCAGAACTACTAGATCAGGTTTTACTTCTAACGCCACTATTTACAATAAGTCTGTTGCAGGCGCAATCTATGAAACAGCAGGCCGAGCCAATAATGGAGAAGGCCAACCTTGGGTAGGCCCTAAAGCAGGCGGAGCTTCAAAGAAAGTTAGTCGCTCTGTAAATCCTAATGCAGGTACAAAGTTCATTGAAAATCTTGGCCCATTGACTAGCAGCTTAAAGGGTCGTGGTCGCTTAATCCTCAAAGCGTGGGCACAAGATCAAGGTAAGGCTTATGGCGCAGCGATTAAAGCCATTGACAAAGCAGAGCGCAAGTTTTATGACAGATCTAAAACTTCTACATTTAGTAAGGCTGCCTAATGGCTATAGATATCAACATTGGCTCGAAACTTGACGGCAAAGGTTTTAAGCAAGCTGACACGGCAATTACAAAGTTAAACAAAGGCACCAAGAATCTTGCTCGTAATTTTGGTCTAGCACTAGGCACTGCTGCCATTCTTTCTTTTGGCAAGGCATCTGTTAAGGCTTTTGCAGAAGATGACAAAGCAGCAACCGCATTAGGTACAACTCTTAAAAACCTTAACCTTGCTTATGGCTCAAACATTGGCACAGTCAATGGCTTTATCTCACGCCTAGAATTACAGACAGGCGTTCTAGATGATGAACTTCGTCCAGCAATGGATCGCTTGCTTCGTGCCACAGGTGATGTAACAAAGTCACAGGAATTGCTAGGACTTGCATTAGATATTGCAGCAGGCACAGGTAAATCTGTTACTCAGGTTTCACAAAGTCTTCAAAAGGCATACCTTGGACAGAATCAAGCACTTGGTCGTTTAGGCGTAGGACTTACTAAAGCTGAATTAACATCATCATCATTTGAGGAAATCCAGCAACGCTTATCCGTATTGTTTGCAGGTCAAGCAACAGCAGCTGCTGACACTTACGCTGGTTCATTAAACAGATTGGCTATTGCTGGCAATAATGCTAAGGAAACTATTGGTAAGGGTCTTGTCGATGCATTGACAGTGGCATCCAATTCAACTTCGACAGATGATTTAATCAAGAAGATAGATGCAGCTTCTGCCTCTATTGCTAACTTCTTACGCGAAACAGGCAAGTTTATTGCCATCACTAAATCTATTTTCAAGTTCGAATTATTTGCTACTGACCCTAATGCTTTTAAGGGCATGGGTAACATCTCAACAAGCAAATCCTCACAGGATACACAGAAGGCAGATGCCGCTGCTAAAAAGGCAGCAGCAGCTCAGATTAAAGCCACAAACACTTTGACTAAATCCACAAAGGAAAACTTAAAACTTACAAAAGCCAAGGCCATTTTTGACCTACAGAAGATCCAGATCGAAGCAGCTCTAAAGGGGAAGATCTCAGAAGAAGAACGCATCCGCTTGAAGTTAATGCAAGCTATTGAAGATGAGAACATTAGCCAGATCGAAAAATACACAAAGATGCTTGACGATGCTCAAAAGAACACAGAGAAGCTCGTTAGTACCCTTGCAGGCATTAAGCCTCTAGATGATGTCTTTAAGAATTGGAACTTCATGGGAGTTAAGGAGCAGTTAGCATCTTTGCAGTCATACTTTAATGGCTTTGCTGGATCTGCTGCTTCTGCTTTCAATGCACTCAATCAACAACAACAAGCCGCACTTGGTGGCTATAAGCCTTTTGTCGGTGCATCTATTCCTTCCGTTGCACCAACTAATCCATCAATGCCTTCTACAGTTGGATTAGGTACAAGCGGTACAGGCAATCAATTACCAGCAGGAGTAACAATCAATGTTAATACAGGCATTGGAGATCCTAACGCCATTGCAGAAGCTATTGATGATGTGCTCACTCAGGCAATCAATCGCGGCACTATTAGAAATAATATACTAAACGCAATATGACATGGCTTCCAGAATGGCGCGTTACAGTTGGTGATGATGTCTATACGACTGTCACCTCTGTCTCTTTTGCATCTGGTCGATTAGATATTGACCGACAATGCACAGCAGGCTACTGCCAAGTAGAGATTATTAACACTACTGGAGCAGAGTTCACCATCAATGTCACAGAGCCAGTAACTCTAGAACTAAAGAATGGCAGTGGCACTTATGTCACTGTATTCGGTGGAGAAGTTTCAGACTTTAACATCGGTGTTAGAAGCCCAGAGGAAACTGGCTACATTACTACTGGCACAATTCTTGGGATTGGCTCACTGGCTAAACTTACAAAGGCTGTTTATAACACAGCCCTTGCAGAAGGCTTAGATGGCGCACAGATTGCAGCCATTCTTGGTTCAGCCCTAAACCTGTCATGGGCAGAAGTAACCCCTACTCTTACATGGGATACCTATCCAGCCACAGTCACATGGGCGGAAGCTGAGTCCTATATCGGCACTATTGACTCAGGCTTCTACACAATGATTGCCCTCGCAGCCAGTGCTTCTGCCAAGTCTCAGACCCTTGCAGATCAGATTGCTACTAGCGCACTAGGTCAGCTTTACGAGGAGAAAGATGGAGATGTCTCTTATGACGATGCCGATCACAGATCTAACACTCTTGCAGCAAATGGCTATACTTTCCTCGATGGCTCATTCGCGTCACCATCCTCTATCAAATCCACAACTCAGATTGCTCGCATCCGTAACAGCCTTATCTATCGCTATGCCACAGGATACGCCAGCACCTACAGTACCTCTGACACAGACTCTATAGCCACTTACGGCCTGTTTGAGCGTTCATTTGACTCTAACATTAAGAACCTTGCAGACATCACAGATATTGCCAATAGAGAGCTTAATCTAAGACGAGTGCCTAAAGGCTCACTAGGAGCAATCACCTTCCGTCTAGATAATCCAGACATGACCACGGCAATGCTTGACAGCCTAGTGGGAGTTTATTTCGGTCAGCCTGTGCTTATCACCAATCTGCCAAGCAATCTTCTTGGTGGCACCTTTGAAGGCTTTGTGGAGAATGTAGCTCTTAGAGCAACTCCAAGTTATGTCGAGATAACGCTTTATATCTCAGCTACAGAGTTCTCGCTATCAACGACACAATGGGACACAGTTTTGCCTAGCACAATAGACTGGGCAAGCACAAATGCTACACTTATCTGGAACAACGCGACAGGAGCACTATCTTAAATGGCAACAAGTCCTATATATTCATGGCCAGAACCCGATAACACGGATCTGGTAAAAAATGGCGCGTTAGCCATCCGCACACTAGGCAATGCGATTGACACCACAATGGGCACAATGGTTGCTAAAACTGTTGTGGATGCTAAAGGTGACCTTATTGCAGGCACAGCTGCCGACACAGTCAATCGCCTAGCTGTAGGCAACAATGGCGAGACACTTGTAGCAGATAGTTCCACTTCAACAGGCTTGCGCTATCAGGCTGCTAAATCTTTCAATTACATCATCAATGGTGGAATGGACATTTCACAGCGTGGTACTTCTTTCGTGCCTACTTCTGGACTTTATACACTTGATCGCTGGTTTGGGCAACGCTACGGAAGTGCTGGCGGAACAGTAAGCCAAGTCAATACATCTGATACAACTAACCTGCCACAGATCACAAAGGCAATGCGTATTGCTAACAATAGCGGAGCAACTGCTACAAACACACTTATTCTTAACTCACTTGAAAACACACAAACTCAGCAACTATTAGGTCAAACAGTTGCAATTTCGTTTTATCTTCGCAAGGGTGCTAATTATTCGGGTGCGGATTTTACAGTTGCTTTAGTGGGTGGAACGGGCACAGATCAAAGCCTAAATGCAGGTTACACAGGCCAGGCAACACTCTTAACCGTGACAGCCGTTCCAACTACATCGTGGGTTCGTTATCAGGGAACAGTCACAGTCGGGGCGACTTATACTCAACTCGGTTTGGTTATTACATCAAAGGGAACTGGTACTGCTGGGGCTAATGATTGGGCAGAAATCACAGGCGTTCAGTTAGAACTTGGTTCTATTGCCACAACTTTCGAGCGTAGCGGTGGAACAATTCAAGGAGAACTTTCCGCCGCGCAACGATACTATGTCCGATTTACAAATGGCGGCGCGTATCAAGCGATAGGTAATGGTTCAGCAACGGCGACAACTGGCATTAGTAGCAGCGTTCCATTACCTGTGCAAATGCGCACAACACCATCATCTATTGATGTCGGAACTTTAGGCTTTTCAGATGGTGTAAATGCTGTAATTACTGGCACGATTGCTTTAATTGCATCGCAATCATCACCGACAAAAGCCTATGTTGCGGGTTCGTCATTATCTGCATCTGCCACACAATTTAGATTTTATGAACTTATAACCAACAACAGTGCCACAGGTTTTCTTGGCGTGAACGCGGAGTTGTAAAATGGACAATGTCAAATTTATTGAACTTGAAACTTTAGGCGGATTAGAAACTCACGCAATTATTGAACACGCGGACGGGTCTTATACCGCGATGTCAAAAGCAGAATACGACCGCCAGCAAGCGGAACAATCCACACCGATTGTAATCGATGAAGCCGAGACTATCTAAAGCTGCTGGTCAGTTAAGGGAACAAGTCAATGACTCCTTCCCAGATCGTGACCGCACATCGGATGGTTGGATCGGTGATACCCGACACGCTGCTCGCAAGTCTGATCATAATCCAGATGAGCAAGGTTGGGTTCGTGCCATCGATATCGATCGTGACCTATTCAAGGGATCAAAGCCAGACATCATGGGCGATCTTGCAGATCAACTTCGTGCCTTATCAAAGTCAAAAAAAGACACGCGTATTGCTTACATCATATTCGATGGGTACATCTGCTCCAAGATCCTTAACTGGAAGTGGCGCAAATACACAGGGGCTAACAAACATGTTAAGCACTGCCATATCAGCTTTAAGAAAGAAGCTGATAATGATGGGGCTTTTTTTCAAATATCTATGTTAGGCGGAGAATAATAATGAACATGAAGAACCCTGCAATCCTTGCTGCTGGAGCATTCTTAGCTGCATGGGCATCGAGCAACTTTGATCTTGACTATCGCGCAGTCCTATGGGCTGTCCTATCAGGTGTATTCGGATACGCCACGCCTAAGAAGTAATGAGTCCGCAAGACATCGCAGCAATCGTTGCAGCGGTGACAACAGTAATCGGATCATTCGCTATGGCAGTTCGCTGGCTGGTCAAGCATTACCTTGCTGAACTAAAACCCAATGGCGGTAGTTCGATGAATGACAGATTGAATCGACTCGAAGGGCGTGTCGAAACAATCATTACCTTACTAGACAGGTGACAATTATCTCATGGCAAGAAAAGCGACTAAGAATCTAGTTGAGCAAGATTACTCAGCTCTTGATGCTTACTGCATTGGGATGTATGAGTTCGCTCAATCTCTAAAGCGTGCAGGCTTTGATGAAGAGACTGTGCTTGGCATCATCGTAGAGCGATCCGCCTATCCTGCATGGATTTTGCCTGATCCTATAGAGCCAGAACGCTTTGGTGACTATGAAGATGAGGATGACGATTAAGCGAATAGTCGTAGTCTCGGACTTACAAGTTCCGTACCATGACAGGGTTGCAACCCGTAACCTTGCTAGCTTCATCACAAAGTTTAAGCCAGATCAAGTTGTCACAATAGGCGATGAGATTGACCTACCACAGATAAGCAAGTGGGAAGAAGGTCGCATGGGCAGTTATGCCCAGACCCTAGATGATGATCGTAACGAGGCTGTGCAGCTTTTTTGGGAATTAGGCGTAACAGATTCCATAAGAAGTAACCACACTGATCGCCTGTATAACATCATTATGGCTAAAGTGCCTGCCTTTGGTGCATTGCCAGAGTTACGCTTTGAGAAGTTTATGAAATTTGATGAGCTAGGCATAACCTTTCACAAGAACCCTATGGCTATCGCTCCTAATTGGATTGCAGTGCATGGAGATCACACACCTATCAAGCCACAAGGGGGTCTATCAGCCCTAGAGGCAGCCCGTAGGCACGGCAAGAATGTCATCTCAGGTCATACCCACAGAGCAGGCAGATCGGCCTTCTCAGAGGCTTCTGGGGGCCGTATAGGGCGTGTCCTGCATGGTGTTGAGGTAGGCAATCTCATGGACTTTAAGCAGGCTGCTTACACAAAAGGCGTAGCGAACTGGCAGCAAGCTTTCGCCATCATGTATGTGCATGGATCTAAGGTGCAGGTCGATCTAATCAACATTGAGAAGGATGGCACATTCATTGTGTCTGGAAAGTCCTACGGCAGACCTAGATAATCGTTATCGTTTCGTTACCTAAATGTGTTAGACATTGTCAGATAGGCATGAGACTCTAAGTCTGTAAGCAGTCAAGGGCACTGCTACAGATAGGTACAAAAATGAACGAAACTATGGTCGAATGTCACAACTGCCAGTCTAATTTTGACATTACAGTCGAAGGTTATTCATCACAATACATCACACTTTGCAAGACCTGTATTGCAACCGAAAGAAACTTTCGTAAGTTTGGCGCAAAGGTTGGTGCATAATGATTAACTCAGTAGTAATTATAGGGATGATGGGATTGCTGTTCATCTCTAATGTCATTTGGTATTCACAAGGCTTCAAGGATGGACGCAGAGAAGGCTGGCACAAAGCTCGCAATCTCGGCCGTAGCTTGGCAGACAAATGAGAGCCAATGAAATCTTACTCTCAGCCACCGACACGATCCGTGACCGTGGGCTTCAATACGGTCACCCTGCAGATAACTTGCAACACACAGCAATGCTCCTCAGCGCATACTTACAGACACCAATTCACGACTATCAGGTGGCAGGGATCATGGTCTTGGTTAAACTTGCAAGGACTAATCAATCAGCGCAACACATCGACAACTGGGTCGATCTATGCAGCTACGGAGCACTAGCTGGGCAACTAGCCACAGAGGAGAACGAACTCTATGTTTAATTTATCCGATTACGAGCCAGTAGAGGTGAGACTTGAAAAGTTTATTAAAGATTATCCTTCGTTTCGCATTGCAACTGAGTTGGAAGTGGTCGAGGCTTCTCGATACATTGTTAAAGCGTACCTATACAAAGATGCTAGCGATGGCGTTGCTTGGGCGACAGGGTACGCTGAGGAGACAGTTTCTAGTCGAGGCGTCAATCAGACTTCAGCACTGGAGAATTGTGAGACTTCGGCAATCGGCAGAGCACTTGCAAATGCAGGTTATGCTCCTAAGGGAAAAAGACCTAGCCGCGAAGAAATGAGCAAGGTAGTGGCACAAAAGCCTGTAAAGCCTGCTGTTGCAGATGTGCAGGACTATTGGACTACTCCAGTTAATGAATACATGAAGGTTGTCGATGCGCCTGTAACACTCGACAAAGCTCTAGATCTTGTGCAAGACATATTAGGCACAGGTGAAGCACAAGAAGCACCACAATGCAAGCATGGACACATGAAATGGCGTGAAGGTGAGAAGAATGGCAGGGCATGGGGTGGCTATCAGTGCATGCAAATGAACGCTGGTGGCATTAAATCTGATTGTCCACCTATCTGGTACAACATAGGCAGTGATGGTAAATGGCATCCTCAGAAAGCGAGAGTATAATGGGTTATGTAGAAGTCTATAACATTGACAAAGATGGCGAATGGACGGATCTAAATGACATTCCATTCATCACTACAGTTAATTGTCAGCTATGCAATGAGCCAACAGAGGCACATGACATCATCGTTACAGCTAGAATTGTCGATGGTGAAGTAGTAGCAGGTACTTGGCAGTGTCGTAAATGCAACACAGTCAATGGCTAGTCAAGCAAGAAAGCACAGAGGTTTCCGTACAGAGCGTGTTGTAGCTGAGTACCTATCGACTCAGTGGGCAGGCGCATGTGTGGGAAGGGGTAGTGGCAAGGATATTGTTAATGTGCCGTTCGATGTTGAGGTCAAAGCCCGTGCTGGATTTCAACCACTTGCATACATTAAACAATTGAAAGCTCGGACAGCCA